CCAGGCCCGGGGTGCGCACGTTGCCGTGCGCGTACAGACCAGCAGCGGCACCGCCCGGCTTGCCACCCCAGTACGGATAGGTGACGTTGTGCTTGAGCAGGCGGCCCATGTCGGCCATTGCGGGCCACATGGCGGCCGGAGCAGCCAGCGCGGCAGCCACGGCCAGGTGCGTCATGTTGATGCGTTTCATGTTTGCGTTTCCTTCTAAACGGGGGCGCCAACCTGCGCGCCCCCTTGGGTCATGGAATCAGCCGGCTTAGCCCTTGCGGACGTAGCCCAGCCCCAGCGCCTCGGTCTTGATGACCTCGAAGCCGTACACGTTCAGCCCGCGGACCAGCGTGCCAAAGGTGCTTTCGGCCTTGAGGCTGTCCATTTCGGTCATCTGCGCGGCGAACGTGATGGCCGACTTGTGGCCGAAGAGCACGTTGTAGGCGGTGAAGCCGCCGTCCGACGCCGTGGAAATGTTGTTCGACACGTACATCATGAAGCGGTCGATCATCCCCAGGCGGCCATTGCGCAGGATCGAGGACTCGTCGCCCGCGAGGCTTGCGTTTTTCAGGTCGCTGTTCATGAGCAGGAAGCGCATCCACGGCGGGATCACCATCCAGCGCCCGCCTTCCGGCCAGTTCTGCTCGTCCGCAACCGTCGAGCACGCCGTGATGAACTCCACGACGTTCGCGGCGGTGAGCACGAACGGCGTGCCCGTGGTGCCCAGGTTGAAGCTGGCGGACTTGCGGCCGGCAGTCAGGCCCTTGTTCGCGGCCGGTACATCGGCGACGACGGTGCCCAGGACTTGCGTGTCGATCACGATCTTCATCTGCTCGCCGCCATCACCGGCCCAGTCGTCCATGAGGCTCAGGTCGGACTGGAACTTGTCGATGTCGTCGACCACGAAGGCAAAATACTTCGCCTTGTCGATGAGGAGCTCGACGTTCGGGCTTTCCGGGCGCTGGTACTGCAGATTGGCGCCCTTCTGGTAGTCCCGGATCACGATCGTGGGCACGGTGCGGATGATCACCTTGTCGCCCATCTTCGAGATCTCGCCCTCGTAGTCGGTATTCGCGATTTCACCGAACACGGTGGCGTCGTAGAACTTCTCCACGAGCTTCCCGGACCAGATTTCCGGGATGAAGGTGCCGCTGTACTGGGGATGGCCCGCGGCTGCTGGCACGCCGACGTAGAACCGGTACTCGCGCGGCGACGCAAACAGCGCCAGGACGCTCGCAAGGAGCGTGGCTGCCATGCTCTTGGCTTTGTTGATGAAGGCTTTCATGCGGTTTCTCCTGACCGCTTTCAAAGGCGCCGGACCGGTTCCTTTAACCGGAGATACGGCCATCCCTCTGGGCGGCGAAAATTTCTTGTTCGACCTCGCGCGCCTTCGCCTTGCCCTGCACCCCCTGGTATTTCGGAGAGAGATTCTTCTCCTTGTAAAACTGCGCGATCTCCGCCCTCGACCAGATCTTGCCTTTCGGCTGATCAATCGGCGGCTGACTGTCTCCGCCTTGCGGTGGATCCACGCGGGGAGTTCTGGGCTTGGGCGGCGCAGTGCGCGCCCCAATGTCCCGACCTTCCCTGAAAGCGTTGACGATTTCGACGATGGCATGACCCTGCCGGGCCGCCTCCGCGTTCTTGAGCAGAGTCCATCGCGTCCTGTTCGTCTCGGGGTCCATGCTCTGCAGCCAGTTGAGGAACTTCGGGTCGTCGTTGATGCTCGACCCATCGGTGGCGTCCCATCCGGGAATGCCGGCATCGAGCGTGGCGTAGTAGCTCGCCTCGTGCTGCCGCTCGAAATTTCCCAGCTTTTCGTTGACGGACTTCAAGCGAGCATCGATGGTGCCTTCGGCCACTTCGCGCGCGACCTTTGCCACAACGTCCAGCATCGGGCCCGCGAGGCTGCGTTCCTCATCGGTCACCGAAGTCAGTACGCCGGCTTCTACTTTGCGCTGCGCAGCGGCTTGCAGCTCCTCGAGTTGCTTCTTGAGTGCGTCGTTCTCGGACATCAGGCGCGGCGTCTCCTTGTCGTACTTCGACTGCAGTACGCGCACGGAAGCGTTGAGCCTGCGGATTTCTCCGGTAAGTCTCTCGTTTTCGGCTTGCAGCGCAGCCGTGTCCGACGCCGCGACCGGCCCGGATGCTCCGGGTGTCGGTGGCTGGTCGACGGGCGGTTGCTGCCCACGCGCCGCGATTTCGCGCGACAACTCATGGGCCTTCTGGACGTTGCGTTGTGCCGCTTCAGGTAGTGGTGGCATTTCTTCCTCGAGCCGTTGGGTTGGGGTGTTCCGCTAAGGAGCCTTGGCCTTCACGGTGTTCGTTGCCCCACGGGCCCGGAGAGGGTGTCGCGCGGAGCAATTGCGGTCGCCTTGTTGACGCCATTTCCGTGATCGACGAATTCGGCAACCGCCTTGGCTGCCCCTTGCTGCATGCGCAGGACAACCGCATCCGCCGTCACACGTTTCGCCCGGTCGAGCTCCTGCACGGAGTGTTCGAGCCAGGCGAGGACTTGCATGAAATCGGGATCCCCGCGAAGGCGCGCCAGCGCTTTCACGACGCGCGCATCGGGGGATTTGAGCCAGCCGCTCATCAGTACAGATACGCGATCGGCCCGGCGTCGGCCACGATCGTGGCGGGCACCGCGATGGCGCCCGGGATCGTGCCGAAGGAGCCGGCGATCGTGCTGGCCCTGTTCAGGTAGGTGCTCGCCGCGATGCGGCGGGTCGTCGCCGTGACCCCGTTGCACTGGAGCACGATGTGGTACTTCTCGTCGCTGTCCAGGTCGAGTGGCCTGGTGAACGGGATCTGCTGGAAGGCATTCGCACCTGCCGACACGACTCCGGCCAGGGCCGAATGCGCAAGACGCACGCCGGTGGCGTTGTAGAGCGCCACGATGAGGTTGTCGGTGCCCACGGTCACGCCGTTCAGCACGCCGATGCCGGTCACCAGCTTGGTCCGCGGAACGTAAATCTCTGACACGTACAACGTGCCAGCGACGTGCACGGCACTCGTGCCGAGCGCGGCGTAGGCCACCGGACCGATGGGAATGTTGCTCATCAGGAACGGCGAGTGCGTGCGGTCGTCGGTGCGCTTGATCTTGCGCACAAACAGGTTCTCGTAAAAAGCGTAGTGGAGCAGCCCGGCGCGCGCGAGATAGCGCTCCAGCTGGGCGTCGATCGGGCGAAGCGCGTTCAGGATGGCGGTTTTCATTGCTGTTCTCCTTCTCAGTGTCGTTGACGGATCACTGCACCAACTCCAGCGACGCGGAGTACGTAATCGAGTCCCCGTTCGCATGGGCAAAATTCACTTCGATCAGCGGTGGCATGACGTCATTCGCGACCAGGTTCGCCGCGGCGGTGAGGGCCGGGCCGACTTTCAGGACCGTGGTGGCCACACCGGTGAGGGCCACGCTGGCGAGGACGTCGGACTTCTTTCCCGACACCCGATCCACGGCCCGGATCGTGGCAACGACACTTGGCGCCGTCACGATGCCGGTCACGTCGATGACGAGTCGACCATATTTCCCGTGCGGGTTGCGAATTTGGGCCGCCCATGACGCCGTGCGCGCCAAGGACTCCGCCACTTTAACTGTATCGTTCAGATTGCTCACGGCGTCCCCTTATGATGGCTGGCCACGTGCGAGCGATAATCCCCCACCCTATAGGGGTTGTCAAACGATCCGACCCAAGATCTTGAGTGCATCCTCGTCGCTGATCGGGCGTTTGGACAGCGGGTCGAGCTCGATTTCTGCGGCGGCCGTCAATAGTATGTGCACTTCGACGATCACGTCCCGCCTGGTCGAGACGTCCGCATTCGACCCAACGCCGAGCGGAATCTCGTCGAGAGTCAACGCTTCAAGATTCGCCGTGACGGCAGAACCAACCTCAGGGAAACCAATGACCGCTTGTTGGTGCGCCTCGATGCCGGAGTAAACGGATAGCGCCAATCCCAGCCCGATTACCGCTGGCGCCTCTATGTAGGTCGGCGCCGGCGGCTCCGGGATCGGGATCGGTGGCTGGACGACAACTTCGGGCTCGCGCCGATTTGGGATGAACTCTGGTCGGTAGCCGCGCCCGCGGCGGTGCGGGCGCCCGATCGGGGTTTCCTGCTCGACCGCGGGCCCCTGCTGGTAAGCAGGAAGCGGCTGGAACGCCCCGACTTGGAAACCGCCGATCATTTGCCCTTCTTGGCCTCGATCTTGGTGAAGGTGGCGATCGTGTCCTGCGCCGCCTCCTTGTTGAACTTGAGCGCCTCCTGCTGGTACTCAGGGTTGCGCTGCTGGATTTCAGGGTGCAGGTTGTAGCCCCAGCCCACGGCGAAGTCGCACTCGTACTTGTCGTTGTGCGGCGCGTTCGCCGCGCGCCACGGCTTGGACAGGTAGTAGAACCAGAACTCGCTGACCGGCGGCCATTGGTGCGTGAGATCACCGTACGCGCGCCCGCTCGCCCAGTGCGGCACGATCACCAAGCACTTCCCGTCAGGGATGAGCACGCGGTAGAGCTCGTTCACGAAGTGAATGCGCTGCTCGCCGGTCAGGTGCTCGATGAAATGCGAGCAATGCGCCTCCTCCACCGACCCGTTCTTCCACGGCCAGGGCTTGGTCAGATCGACGATGTGCTTCTGCCCGAAGTCCCGAGCGTCCACGCCCTCGAATCCCTCACGCGGCGTTTTGCCGCAGCCGAAGTCCAGCTTCAACAGCTTGTGGGTCTTGACTACCTTCTTCTTCTTCAACGTCCGTCGTTGCTTCCGATTCATTGCGTTCTCCTCCTGCGTTGTTAATACATCTTGTCGGGCGGGCCGTACTCGCCTTTCCAGTCGTAGTGCCCGACCCTCACGGAGCAATCGACAGCACAGCGATAGCCGTACTTTCGCGCATCGCTCCAGAAATAGAGATCCTGCGTGGCCACGCCACCGTGACGCTGCGTCACGAACCATGGTTTGCGCAATCTCCCGTCCTTGAACATCTTCATTCGGAACAGGCTGAACCCCATGCCGGTGCCGCAACATTCCTGCAGCCCGCCGGTCGGGATCTGAGGCATGTAGTTCTGCGGGATCTTCGGATCACCCCAGATCTGCGCTACGCCCTGCGGTCCTTTGGTGAAGTACAGGCCGCCGATGCAGGCGAATTCCGGGTGCGCCTCCATTTGCGCGATCAAGTTGATGAGGCCGTCCGGCGGCGGGGCGTTGTCGTGCTCGAGAGTAAGCATGAATTCCCAGTTTTTCAGCTCCGGGTGTGCGAGCACTGCCTCTACCGCGCTTGAATATGCGATCCCTACCTCCTCGCCCAACGTGACGATCTTAGCCACGCCGTTGTTCGGGGCAAACGCGAGATTCCAGTACGACAGCATCACCTTCGCCGGGATCGCCTCGCTCATCGGGACGACGACTACAACACGCTGCCTCTTCCACGATGCGCCCTTGATCAGGCGGGATCGTGTCGCGGCGAGATTGGCGGAATGCTCACCGCCGAAGTCCTGCATGATGATTTGCGGTTTATTTTCCTTATCCATCCTCCTCCTCCTGCTGTTCGGTCATTGTCGGCGGAGAGCGCTGCGGATCTTTCAGTGCTGCCGCATCCAGGTTGTAGACAGGGCCAAAGGCGACCGCCTGGCGTATGGCAATTTCAATGCTCACTCGTGCCCTGTAGAGTTTTGCCGTGCCAGTCGCGATTAAGTCACCACCCACCACCAGCTTGCGACTCACTTGAGCGCGACCACGATAGGCGTCTCTGCCCAAAGCCCGCTTACGCGATCGAACTTCAACGAATAACCTTCGCCTGGCTTCGCGCGAAGCGGGAGGAACACTCCCGCAAGCAAGCATTCGCTGGCGCTGCAATTGGTGTACTTCGTGACATTGAGGCGATTCGACCACGGCAATTTCAACATCACCCGATATGTCACTGCAATAATTTCTGGGCACGCGGACTTCGTGTTCCAGCACGGCACCACATAGTTCAGGTAGCGCGCGTTGTAATCCTTGAACACGACCTTCTCTATGCGACGTGTTGGCAGATCGGACAGGACGCTCACCTGGGAACCAGCGGCTGGCGGGCCTTTCATGCGCAGCTCGATCTCAAGGTTTTGGCCAAACCAATTAGGGCTCGTCGGCTGAGACACGGGAACCTGAGCTCCCAGGCTCACCGGACATAGCGTAAGAAAAAGAAACAGTGCCCGCGTCATTGACCCTCCAGTCTATAAAGATAGCGCGAGTGACCGCGCGAATCGACCTGCCGTTTCATGCTCTGAGCCAAGCTAGACCTCCTATGCAGTTATCCACGCAAGCCCGCCGCCGGCCGTGGCAGCCTCGTCCCAAATCTCCACGTTGTCGTGGTTTGACAAATCAACGGTTGCGCCCACGTTGAGTCCGGGCTGCCCGCTTTGCAATCGCGCCGCGTCGGAGTCATTGTAAGTAACAATCGCGGGGCCGTTGGTGTCATCCCCGAGTTCGATAGCACAAGGATTTGTTCCCGTGACCTTGGCGTAGGCGTTCGTATAGGTCGTTGCTGAGACAGACCCACCGAAAGCAATTTGGTTGTATGACCCACCACTTCCCCCGGTGAAGCCGGTGGCACGGTAGAGATAGATGCCGTTTTCAGCACTGTCCCATTCGATGTAGTAGCAGTTTTGATCGGCATCGCATCGCAGAACAAGACCCGGCCACTGACCAGTGGAGCCAATATCGATGTCGCTGACGATCTTCTGGTCTAGGACTGTCTGCCCTGTCCACCGGCTGACGCCGTTGATACTAGCGTTGGTGTACACCTTGTCCGTGGCAGCAAGGATGTGAAGCTGGTGCGTCCCAGAATTGACCACATCCCAGTTGGCATCGTAGGTGATTAGGTTTGTGTCGCTGCCGACCGTGAACGCATCCGGCCCGTAAATGAGCGCGCTCACGGTAGCGGCCTCTTAACCCAGTCCGAGCGCACCAGCGACTCGAAATCGGCCACTTTGTCGCGCAAGTCAGCATCGAGAAGCTGCTCCGCTCGTGCGTTCTGTACAACCCTGCACTGTGGGTCTGCCGCGATCAGGTCAAGCTGCGCCTGCGTTCCCTCGATCACGATTGCTGCAACACCGTTGCGGGACTCGTAGAAAGACACGCCCCTCGCGGCGAATGCAGTGGACGCATACTTTGGCCGAATGCGCGTCCCGCCGCGAAACGGCTCAGACACCAGCGGCATGAGGACAAGTGCGACAGGCATTTACGCCGTCCCGCTGGCGAGCTTAGTCATTGTTGAACCCGATCCACGTGCCGCTCGGGCTACAGGTTTCTGGCTTTCTCTCCAGCACGAAAGTCACGTTGGTGGCGGCGTAGTCCCATTCGAGTCGCGCCTCGGTCGGAGCGACGGTCTGAGCCATCGCCGGCAGGGCCGCGACAAGCGCGAGAAGAGCAATCATACGTTTCATGTGACCTCCTTTAGTGTGCGTTAAACACGATTCGCGCCACGACCACTTACCAGACGCTCCAGTTGCGCAGATCGACCCACAAGTTGGCGAGCGTGGCGCTGTTCCCCGCTTGCCCCGTCAGGTCGCTGAACGCGATGGAAGCGCGCGTCACGCTGGTGGAGAAGATGCCGAGCCCAACCATCGCGCCGCGCGTGTTGGTCGTGGCCGCGCCGAACGGATCAAGCCCGGCCATGGCTGATGCGAGGCTGGGCAGTACAGCCATCGAGAGCGACTTGGCGAGGCTGATCTGGCCGCTGGTCGTGGTCCTGACATGCACCGCCATCCAGTACTCGTCGGGCACGAGCGTGGTCGCGCTCGCGAAGTTCACGGTCAGCGCGCGCGCGCCGAACATGCTGGCGGTGGAGTTGCTCTGGTGGAAGCCGCTGAACGTGTTAGAGCCGGAGTTGACCGACGAGAGGGTCGAGCCGTTCCTCGTGTAGAGCACCATCGAGATAGACACCATGAAACCAGCGCTCGAAGTGTTCGTCGTCGTCGCCCCGCCGATCGACATGCCGAAGCGCGCGTTGCTGATAGCGAGGTTGCCACCGATGTTGAACGGGAAGATGCTGGCCGACGTGTTGTGCTGCGTGCTGCCAGCCTGCGTCATGATCGGCAAGCGGATCCAGCGGTCTACCGGCGCGCCACCACCGCCGGCCGCGACGCTAAAGCCAATCGTCGATCCTGTCGTGCCGATCGTGATGTTCGTGATCGCCGAAAGACTCGAGGTCGCGGGCGCGGAAATCACAATCTGGCTGCCGTTCGTCCCCGAGAGCGTGAGGTTCAGTCCCGACAGGCCGATGGTCGAGCCGCTCGCGGTCGTGTTGCCGGCCGTGTTCGCGCCGAGCAGGTGATGCCAGTTGTTCTCCGCCGCTGCGCCCGGCGCGTTTGCCGAGAGGCTGAGCGTGAAGCCGGCGCTGTTCGATGCGGTCGTGCCGCTCAGGTTGGTCAGGTTGAGCGTCGGGTTGCCGTGCGAGTGATCGCTCGCGGCGTAATTCGTGTTGACCGAGAAGCCGATCGTGTTGAGCGCGCCGGCCGCGGTGCTCTGGTTCAGCGTGACCCCGTTCTGGCCCTGCAGCACGAAGCGCCCGACGTCCACGCGAGTATTGCCGCCGGTGTTGCCGAGGGTCGACACGCCGAACGAGAACACGCCGGGGTGCACATGGTCGTCTGCCGCGAAGCGCGACGTGTTCGTCCCGGATCCGCTGGCCGAGCCCACCGCCTGAATCGCGTTCGATACCACCGGCACGCTGTAGCTGCCCTGCACCGCGCCGCCCACGTTGGAGAAGGTGAAGCCGTTGGCGTTGTTGAACGAGAGTGTCTGGAACGCGCTCGATCCGCCCGCTGCTGAGAATGCTTGGTTCGACTGGCTGGTCAGGCCATTGTGGCTCGCCACGACCTGGCTGCCGGTCGTCGTCTGGAATGAAACGCCATTCGAGTTGAGAAAGCCCAGCGTCTGGAATGTGAAGCTCCCGTTCGCCGCGCTCGCCGCCTGATTGCTCTGGCTGGTAAGCCCGTTGTGCGATGCCGTGACGGTCGATCCGTTCAGCCCGAAGCTCACGCCGTTGGCATTGTTGAACTCGAATTTCGACAGGTTCTGGCTCGTCGTCCCAGCGCTCACGTTGATGTTCGTGATCCCGCCTCCGCCGGATGGCACGGAAACGATGAGCGCACCGTTCGACCAGCCCATGGAGGCCACACCCATGCCGCTGACGGAGAAGCTGCGTGCATCGAACGTGCTGCTCGAGGACTGCCCGACCGTGTTTCCGAGGGCATAGCCGCCCAAGGTCTGGTTCGTCTGCGAGGTAATGCCGTTGTGGCTGGCGGTGACGGTGTTGCCGTCGACACCAAAGCTGATGCCGTTCAGGTTTCCGAAAACGGCAGCGCCGGAAGTGAACTGCGTCGTCCCCGCAGAGATCGCCTGAATCCCGAACTCGCCGCGAGCGCCAGCGACCAAGACGAGCAGTTTGCCTTGCGTGGCGTGGGCGTTTATGACGATGGCGACGCGCTGACGCAGGTTCGGATAGGCCGGCTCGGTTGCCGTGAGATCCCCGGCTGTGACCGCTGATACCCACAGTCGATCGCCCTCGGTGAATGAGGAAGTATCAAGTCCGTCGGCAACGCCGCCGACCATCACCCGGCCAAAGCCGTTGTTGGAGATCGCATCCACCGTCACGCCGATGGCGGGCATGGTGCTGCCGGCATCCGCCTTGGCCGGAGAGATATTCGGCGTCTGCCCGGTCGAGCCCGTGACGTACACCGCCTTGCCGGCCGCTATTGCGCCACCCGAGGTATTGCGCGCAATGATGAACTGGTCTTGCGCATGCGTAATCTGCGAGCCGTCTGGCGTGACCATACCAAGGCGCGTCTTGCCTTGTTCGTTGAAGCCATAGAGGATAATGCGCCCGGCGCTCGCGGCCGGAACGCCCGCCGTACCGATCGATATGGCGTTGTTGCCGAAGTCCTGCACCGCGTTCGGGATGATGTTGCCCGAATGACCCGCGCTGTCGTGCACCGGTAGGGCGGTGAGGCCGTTGTGGCTGCCGGTGATTACCGACCCATTCAGCCCAAAGCTGATCCCGTTCAGGTTGTCGAACGTGAGGCGCGAGAGGTTCTGGCTGGTCGTGCCGGCCGAGACGTTGATGTTGGTGATGCCACCGCCGCCAGCGGGCGCGGCGGCCGTGATCTTGCCATCGGTGTCCAGCCCGAAGCTGACGCCGCCGTCGTTCTTGAACGCGCCGATTACCTCGGAGCCAACGACCGTCAGGCTTACCGGGTGGCTGTCATTCCAGTGCGACGGACGGAGCTCGTATAGCGGATCATCCGGCGTCGTCGCTACGAGGTTGTGGTATGCAATGCCCGGCATTGCTCCCCCGTCAGGCGGCTACGTCGCGCAGCGCCAGGACTGGCCTGACCGCCACCTTGTCCTCGATGGAATTGACCGGGTAGGGCTCCGGATAGTAGTCATATCCCACGATCACCTGATCCTTTTTCGTGGCGAGATACCAGCCAGCGATTTTTTCTCCAGCGGCGGAGAAAGAGAATGTGCGCTTGTCGGCGCGCGCGATGATTGCTTCTTCATCCACCAGCCAATCCCGAAACTGCAGCGCGTGCATCTGGGTGCTCTTCGGGAGGATGAAGTCGCTGCGCGAGGCATTGTCGTTCTTGCGATTCGGGCCCTTGGTGAAGAGGCACAGCTGCATTGGCTCAGTGATCAGCAGTCGAAGCAGCAGCACGCGGCCCTCTTTTGGCGTCATGATCAAAGCTCCTCGGCCATCATTTCACCGTCCGGGCTGCGCCACATCTTGAAGCGACGCGGCGGCGGGGTAATCGGCATACCGCTGATCACCATGCCGCCATCCCGGTAGCCCTGCGTCTGCTCGCGCACGCGCGTGCCCTGCGGCGGATTCCCAGCGACGTCCTGATTCTCCGGACCTTCGGGCGTGCCGCCACCGGCGCCACGACCAGGCTCCTCGGCCGCATTGGGCCCGGTTTTGCCGAGCAGCTGGGCGGGCGGCGGCATCGTCGCCATGGCGAGCTCGAGCTCCATTTCGGTCGGCAAGATCTTCTCGACCGGGAATTCGGCCGCTCTGAGCGCCGGGCGCAGCATTTCCATGCGCCCGCGCGGGCCGATGATCTGCGCATCCAGCGGGTTGAGGGTCGCCTGCAGCATTTCCTTCTGCCGCAGGGCGATCTGGTCCTTGATGAGCATCGCCACACTGCCGCGCGCCACCGGGCGGAGGTCGAACTTGATCGCCGGGTCTGGGTGATACTCCATGTTGTAGTCGAAGGTGCGGGCGACGCACTCCTCGATCACGTAGAGATCCACGTTCGCCACCACGCGGCGCACGCCCTTGCCCAGGTTGCTCATCAGCTGCGACAGGCCGCTCGACGTGCGCGCGGCGCCGCTCGCCTTGCTGTCGCCGGTGGAGTACTTCGGGAACCCGCTCTCGTTGTCCGCCTCCGACGAGAAGTGCTGGTAGATCATCAGCAATTCCTGCACGTGCATCTGCGGCTGGGAGAAGCGAATCGCGGATTGGTTGTTGCCTGTGAGGTCGGTGGTCGTCTGCCACAACTTCCACGGGAACATCTTCGTCACCGGCTCGCCATCGGCCAGCCGATCGACGGTGACTTCGACTTGCGGGCCGCTCGCGATCGCCGCGTTGTTCGAGATTGAACGCGCGGCGGCGTTGCACATCGCCTGGCTATCCTTGATCACGTCGGGCAGGCCCAAGCCCCAGAATGCGCCCGCGATGTTCTCGAACGATGCCTTGCTGTAGGGCTTCTTGCCGAGCGGGTTGGGATTGACCTGGGCCTTGATCACGAACCGGCCGACCTTCCACGCCTCTATCTTGTACTCCCGATGCGGCTCGATTTCGGTGTCGGACTCTACCCTGTTCTGGTAGTGCCACTCCAGCAGCCTGTGCCCCGGACACGAGCCCCAGTAGTCCAGCGCCTCGATGGTGCCCTCGGGGTCGTACTCCTCGTTGCGGCGCAATTCCAGAATCGCGCGCTGGTGGTCGTTCATCTGGCGCGATGTGTAGCCGCGCTCTCCGTAGGCTTCCAACACCTGCGTGATTGCGTCATCGGAATAACCGGGGACGCCGAGCAACTCCTGAAGATGCTCTCGCGTGAAATGGTGCCGGTCGATCAGGCTGCCGTACTGGATATTGCGCATCGCCGGCGCCGGGAAGATGTCGAAGGGGCTGCGCCGCTCGTAGCAGGGGGCGACGGCATCTTCGACCACCGCATTCCACTGGCCGCCAGGCCCCGGGCGCCACTTCAGCGTTTTCTTCATGCGCATCACCGGCCCCTTGATGAAGGCGGCGGGGAAGGTGATCAGATCGTAGATGAACTCGTCCAGGGCGGTTTTCCAACCGCCCTCGGCGAATTGGTCGGCGATCACCAACTCGTGGCGTTCCGCGACCTTGAGCGAGAGGCTCATCATGCGCTTGTAGGCGAGCGTCTTGATCGTGAGCAACCGCTCGCTGACCTGGCTGTCGTCCACTTCCCAGCCTGCGGCCATCGCTTCCAGCACGACGGCATTGACGATGGCCTGCTGCACCGCAGGCGGCAGATCCGGGATCGGCGTTGGCTCCAGCCCCCAAGGCCTCTCGACCTCGCTCATCAGGATCTCGCGTAGCCACGACTCGGCGCCGCGGCACTTCGCGCTGGTGAGCATCATGAAGATTTCGCTGCCGCCCTGCTGGCGGATCAGCGCAAGATCGGTGGGCTCGTAGACTCCGGTGCGCTGGCGCAGCGCGCGCAGCATGGTGTCTTCGATGCTGCGCTTTGCGTGCTGTGCGGCCTGCCAGAAGCGCTCGATGTGGCCGGCGATGCCCTGCAGGAACATGTCCTGCGATTGCTGTTCTCGCTGCGCGGCGAAGCGAGCTTCCTGATTGGCGTTGATCTGCTGGTTGCTGACGACGCGAAGGCCGATGGCGGGCATTTACCCTCGAACGAACCGGTTGAGCTTGTCGTTGATCTGGACCGGTTTACGGTCGCTCTTTGGTGGAATGTCGGCTTTGATCGCGTCACGCACACTGCGCTCAGCTGCCGGTGTAGCACGCGGCCCGGGATTGTCCTGCAACTCGTTCGTTTCGATCTTCCCGCCGTCGCGATAGCCGGATGGCCGTTTCGACTTGCGCGCCATCTTGCGCTGGTGATTGTTCATCGCTGTCTCTCGAGAATTGAGGGCAGCGGCGCTCCCAGGCTGTGGCCGTAGCCGGGATGGTCGTACCCCATCACGTGCATCTTTTCATGTTGGTGCACTTCGTCGTAGTTGCGCGCGTTGGATCGCATGACCACGTTGCAGTTGCGTGCCGGCTTGTCGCAAACGGTGTAGCCCTGCACTCCCTCGCCGCCCGGGATGCCCTTGTCGACGCTCTTCGTGTCGTAGCGCGTGGCGCCTTCCCACGTGCGCTTCCAGTACTCGGGCGAGCGTTTCAGCGCGGCGTCGATGTGGTCTTGTTGCAAAAGCGGCTCGGTGTCGGGCACCGTTTCCATCTGCGGCTTCCCGAACCGCCAGCTGTCGTATTGCGCGGGATCCTGCGCCGCGCGCTGGCCGGCGTCGGCCAGTTGCAGATACGCATCCGGGTGATAGCCCGATGGCTCCCTCGACTTGCGTGCCATTTTTCTCTGGTGGTCGTTCACATCACTCCCGCGAACGGCTGAAACGCCGACAGCGTATCCGCTCATCCCCACGGCCGCAAGCGAGAGCAGGACCGCCGCCTTGCAGAAGGCGTTCATCCGGTCAACGGTTAGGTCGCGAAATTGCTGCCGAGCACGGTACGCGCCCGGGTGTTCCCATGACCGACAACCCCAGCCGACATGGCGCCCGTCATGAGGGCGGACGAGCAGTGGGAATGCTCGTCGTGCCGGGGCTCGGACATGTAGCTTTGCAGGTTCTCGTTCCACTCAAAGCGGAAGTTCTCCAGGTGGGCGATGCCGACGTCGCAGTTTTCCTCGTCGAAGTAGCACATCGGGATCAGGTTGCGGCCGGCCTCGATCTGGTCGGACACGTCCCACTGCTTGCCCACGATGAAGTTCAGGCCCGCGGCTTTGGCCTGCATAACGCGCGATTTCTTCGTGAACAGGTCGCGGACTTCGAGGTCGTGCGGCCCGATGTGGTGCCGGTAGTGCCACTTGCGCTCCGTCTTGAGGTCGGCGAGCAGCCGGATATGCCACTCCAGCGATTGATTCTCGATCTCGTGGTAGTAGATAAATCGAAACTGCATCCCGAGTTGCTGCACGAACCAAATCGCCATCTTGTCGCGCAGGCCCAAGTCCCACCAGGTGTCGACCGACAGCCCGGGGTCGAATGGCACCTTGGTGATCCGATTCTCCTCGCGTGCCTTGGCCATCTGCGTGCCAAAGATGGCGCCGCGAATCACCGCTTCAAACGGCTCCCTGTCCGTGCTGGGGTACTCGCGGAACATCAGATCGCCGTTCCATTCCTTTTTCTTCACGTACCACGCGCGCTGACCCAGATCGAGCGTTGTCCCGGTCATGCGCTCGACCTTGGTGAAGTAGGCGGTGTGCTCGCGCGTGAACACGACGTGGCGCGCCTCATCCAGCGGCAGCCGGTATTTCTTGTTCAGCCACCACGGATAGAAGTGCAGCTTGAAGTCCATTTTGGTGAGCGGCTTGCCCATGCGCTGCGCGTTCTGGGTCTTCGTCACGAGCTCGTGGAACTTGCCGCCTTTGCCGTAGCCCGTCGACTCGACGAAGATGTAGTTGCCCGGGTGCACCGTATTGAACGAGCCAGTCTGAATCTCCTCGGCCTTCTCCGGGTACTTGTGGGAAATGATGCCGTACTCGGACACGTGCAGGTAGGACAGCGTGCCCGCGCGCATCGACGTGCCCACGCTGATTTCGCTCTTGTTGGCGAACACCAATTCCTGCGCGCTGTCGTTGGTCGCCGGGTTCGCGGCGCGGATCGCCTCGGGCAGTCGATCGTAGGGATACTTGATCTTGCGCCGGAAGATCTTGCGCACGTCGTCCAGGGTGTGCGCGATGATGCCGCCCACCTGACCCGGGTGCCAAATGCACTCGTCGAGGATGAACAGGTCGATGAACGTGGTGAAGCCGTGCTGGCGACCCTTCAAAATCACGTTCAAGTACCACATGTCGTTCCAGAACTTCACCTGCATGTCGTTCGGGACGAACTTAACTTCCAGATTCAGCTCGTCGAGAATGTAGTACAGGTTCGCCATGCGCCATTTCTTGTCGGCGAATTGGTCGACGACCTCGATGTCGATCGCCGACTGCGGCGCGACCGGCTCAGATTGCTCGGCGGGCGGGTCGAAGGCCATCAGCTGCCGGCGCGGTCCATCGACTCACGCACGCACGACTGCGCGAATTCCATCAGCGCGATCGCCATGGTGCACAGCTTGAGATAGTCGGTGTTGGCCTTGGCCCACTTTATGTTCTGCTCGCCCTGGTCATTCGTCTCCACCCACACCGCGACGAAAGGCGCGTCGTTCGGGACGCGATTGAGCGCGTCGCCGGCCGCGGCCTTCGAGCCCCACGACTTGCCGGTCTTCGTGTCGAGTCCGGTGATTTCCCCCATGGCTACTCACGCGGCGGCCAGCACCACGACCCCTGGACGTATGACCCTGGAACGCTCGGAGTTTCGCTGAACGGGACGGACGTGACCCACAACACGTCATTGCCGTCGAGATACACCTGGCCATTGACCACGTTGTCGGACCACACTTGCACGATCATCATCGGCAGAACGTCGCCCGCGCCGGTCGCGTTGCCGACGTGCGCCTGCGCGCCGCCTGGCCAAGCCGCGTCCTGCGTTCGCGCGACCCGCCGTCGATTGATGGCCCTCGAGTCCTGATCGGAGAGCGTGTAGTGGACGATCCTGCCTTTCGTTGCGTTCATCGTCGCCGATCCTTTATGTTGGTGATGCCGGTCTATTCATGAAGGCGTTGAATTCAGTGCTGCACTGCGCGCACAGGTCGATGTCTTCTTCCGAACGGTCCACGTCCTCTTCCGTGGTGGCCTCGTGCACGTCCAGGGTGATGGCCCCGATGACGCGCGAGAAGAAGGCGCCGCAGCGATCGCATTGCCGAGCTCGGCTCATGGATAAGCCCCTATTTGAAAATGCGTCGCGGCCATCTTGCAGACGAGGTACAAATCGCCCTCTTGGAAATGCTGTACGTACGGGTGTGCGGCGCCAACGCGCACCACGAGCTTCCATGGTAGCCCGTCACAAACCTCATAGACCTCGACGAAGTGAGCATCGGGAAGATGCTTCTTCGCCGTCTCCGTGAGGGCCGTGCGGCTGGCGACGGGCGCGAATCCCATGGTTACTCCGGCGTCGCCTGCGGCGGGGACGGCTCTGGCGGGGGCGGCGGCGCCGGGCGCAGATACGACGGCGGCGTGGGCGCCGGTTTGGGCATCGACTGCGCGTACTCGAAGAGCCTGCGGCGCACCGCGGCCATCATTTCGTTCATGCGGCGCGTGTACGTTTCGTGCTCGCGGTGGATCGTCTCCAGGTGCTCGATCAAATCCTGCACACTCGGCGCGACCGGCACCATCGGCCCCTGCTCGTTCGTCCAGACCTTCCAGAATTCACCGGCCAAAGCGGGCCGATATTGAACGTCGTTTGGCATCACCCCTCCTATTCGAACCCTTCGAGTTTCACGTCGCGATGCTCGCGCGCGCGCTGGCTTGGCTTGGTGAGCTCGGGCAGCTTTGGCCAGAAATGTTTCGGATCCAGCCCCGACTTGAGAATGTGCGCCGCCATCGCGTCCGCCCAGGCTTTATAGCGCAACAGTTGAATCGGCCATTTGTGCATCGGGAATCCGTACCACTGATAGAAGGCCCCTTGGCTGATGCCCGAGAATTCGAGGAATTGCGCGATGGTCATGTTGTTGACTTTGATCAGGCCGTATAGCTCGCTCATGGGGGCGAACTCGTGGCGGCGCTTTTGCTGCGCCGGCCCCATGTTTTTTTTCGTCATCCTTGGATACCTCAATTTGGCTCGTTTGCGATGGTAGGCCAAGTGCCGCGCGCGCTTTCGCGTCTGCAGGACCGAGAGGAAACGCTCGAGGCTCACGCCCACGTGGTCAGCGGTGCGCTGCGCGATCGCGCGGCGCTGCGGATGGGTAAACGGTCGCTTGGCGGCGCAGAAGTTCATCAAACGAATAACCCTTGCTGTTCGTCATAGATTTCAGCCGGCCTGTTGCCGCGATAGTAGCGGTCGTAGTCTTCGAATGGCCCGCGTTTCCAGATGAATCCATTCGCCCAGCGCGCCACGTCCTTGAGTTTTTGGACCGTCCAATCGTAGCGCGCGACCGGTTCGCGTTCGAGCGCGTTGAGTTTTAGATACGGCTGCACGTGGGGCTCGCAGCCAGCGTCGAGCACTTCTTGAATGCGCGCCATGCACTCGGCATAAGGTTCATTTCCAACCAGCACGTAGACCCGCTTCCGTTTCTGTGGCTCCTCGGCCAGCATCTTCATCACCTGGCGCACTTGCGGCCCTTCCTTCGTTTCGTCGAAGGCGAAGCGCCACGGGCCACCGCCAGAATTGAGCAGTGGTCGCCAGCGCCGATAGACCTCCTCGGTGAACGTGATCGGCTCGAATCCAGAGTTGGCGTCGATGAGCTTCACACCCTCGGCCTGGTAGCGCCGAATAATATGCTCCTGATATTCCGCAGGAAGGGCGCTCAGGTTGTTGTCGCAGAGAATCGGCCGCACCGGGAAATCAGGAATCAGCGTGAACTCGCGCCCTTCCATCGCGGGCACGATACAGAACCAGCACCCAACCGGGCAACCCCGCGAGGCGAAGGTGGCGAGAGGGTTGTGCTTGAAGATTGCGTCCGGGTAGTCCTGCCTGATTTCTGCCACGTCCGCGAGAATGTGCTGCATCTTGATGAGGAACAACGCGGGGCCACCAGCGACCACCCTTTTCCCGCAAGCGCGCGCGAATAAGGCGCGGCTGTACGCCTCGTCGAGCTTGTAGGTGAAAACGATCGACAGATACTTCACGTCGCCGTCGTCCCATTCCGCCAGCCCACCAATCCATTTACCGACCTCTTGTCTTTTACTCACCGCAGGATCCTGGTGGCGGCATGATCGGCGGCACGCCGCCCAATTTCCTCGGTGAGCTCTTCCAGGCAGGCTTTGCCCAAGTCCTTCATGATCCGCTCCACCGGCGCGTCGCCGCGCTTCGTGCGCACGCCGGCGAGGTAGTGTAAGCGGTCGCTCACTTTCAGGGATTTGACGTACCGACACTCACACTCGTGCCTATATTGCTCGGACCCGGTGTCGAACACGGGCGGCTTGGGCTCTGGTGGCGCGGCGTCGCGCGGCGGCGGATCGAACGGCATCGGCTACCTCGTTTCACATGGAACGGAATCGTTGACGAGCATCAAATCCGCCAACACATCGACCGGAATCCCGGTCATGAGCCGGGCGTACTCGTGGGCTGCGAACTCGCGGCTTTCCTCGCCAGAGCTCCAGGCCTCGTCGTGGATCCCAAGAAAGTACCGTCGCGTGTTTGCGGCGACTGTCGCGACCACGCTGGTGTGCCCCATGCGGTGGTGGCCGAGCTCGTGCCCGACCACGAAGAGCAGCTGGATCAGCGAGCCGGTTTTCAGGAAGATCCGGTCGACCACGATCACGTTGATGAACGGCGTCAGCTGCATGGCGTAGCCAAGGATTCGACGCCCTTGGTGGTTGCGCTTGGCATCATCGAGCATCAGCAACACCCGAGGCACCCGCGAGCGCGTGATCAGGTCGCGCACCGCGTAGGGCATGGGGTCGAACAACTCGGCGCGGCGCAGCGACCACATCGGCCCGAAGAACATCAGCGTCAGGACCATCGTCAGCCATGGCACAAGGAGCGCCACGAGCAGCGCATACAGGAAGAATTCGATGTAGATCATGCGCTGGGCAGGAATTTCAACGGTTTTGCGGCGAGCAGCCGCGCGGTGACGCCTTCGTCGGTGTGGTGGTGGGGTAGGAGCATCTGCGCTACATCGTGGGTGATGCGGCCCTTTTCCAGCGCGTCGATCACCACCAGCTCGCGCCCCGCCTTGTCGGTGCCCGGCGTGAACTGCCAGGCGACCGGCCGGTGCGCATCGCGCGCAAACTGAACCGTTGACCGGTACGTCTCGAGAAAAGCCATGCGCGCCTGCACCATGTCCCCAGACTCGATCAACGGCCGGGCGACGAAGTACGCGGCGCGCATTTCGTCGGTCCAGAAGGCGCTCATGGCCTCGGTGTGCGGGATTATCGACCAGGCCTCTTCCGGGCCCGGCCGTCCGTCCTGGAGTCGCTGCAGCACATCGGCGATCGTCAGGCGGCCCTTCAACTCACGCCGGCAGCGCACGAGCGCGGCGAGCACCTGGTCCTCGGGATACTTCGACAGGTCGCTTGCCATGACTTGCGCCGCGGCGGTGGAAATCTGCGTGTTCGTGAGCTCGCACGTCACGGCGAGCGCCTGCAGGAGAGTTTTCGTCGCCATCACCGCCCCCGCTGTTTGATCATGGCGTCGGCGTAGCGATACGCGCCGAGTGCCACGGCGTGATAGCCGAAGAATTCCGGTCCGGGATCATCGTCCATGCTGGAGCAGAGAATCGGTGGCGACTTGGCGATCATCGCCTGCATTGCCTTCGCCGCGAAGTAGTCGCGCAGGGACATGCCGTCACAGGTCTGGCGACTACCATCCGCGCGTTCGAGCGGCGCCTCCAGGTCATCAACCCCCAGCTGGATCTTGCCCGTGCTCATGGGAGCTCCAGCGCTTCGCGCACTTTCGACAACGTGATGGTGGCGGTTCCGGCGATGCCGAGCGCGTGATACAGCGCGCGCTTCCATCGGCCGTTGTCGTAACTCCCGGCCTGATTCCGGATCCGGGCGATCGAGCGCGCGATGTTGTGCGTTTCCGCAAGCTCGATCATGTTCGTTTGGCGCTGCTGTTTCAGTCCGGCGGTCATTGGCCCTCCTTGCGATCTGCTTCGTCCAGCATTGGACGAAAGGCTTCGAATCGTGTGGCGCTCTGGTCGCCCTGGCGCGCAGCGCCATCGGTGCCGTGCCTGCCGGTCAGCCACTCGGTGCGTAGCGCTTGCGCGTCTCTCACGGCGAGGTTGAGCGGGTGCTTGGCCGAGACGTACAGGCCGCGCGGGGAGCGCAGGTAGAACGCGATGACGTCGGGGGCTTCGGCCTCGGGCATGGACTTGGAGAACCGGGAGCAGAACGAATTCGCCGCGGCGTTGCGCGCGGGCGCCACG